ACAATAGCCGCTTTAATCCAGTCTTTCATTTTCCAATCGGACCATTCTTTTAAATGTGCCCATAAGTCTTTTACTAAGTTCATGTTTCCTCCTAGTGTTCGGTCAAGTCAAAATCTGCTTCGAACTCAACCACTTTTATTGGATCTAAAACTTCCTCAAGTTTTTGTAATGCATCTTTTACATCATGTTCACAATTTAAGCAACCACAATGGCATTTACCGCCATTACCATGGTGACATTCATGTTCACAAAGCCTGCAAAGGGCCATTAATGTACTGTCTCCTTTATATATTCGTGGTTTTCTAAATCTTGTGCAAATGCATAAAACATTTCTGAGGTTTGTTCTGGTCCCAATATATCTAGATAAATTGTTTTTGCTACAACTAGTAATGATGCACTAAGAGCCATTGGATCTTGTGTATTTTGGTCTGCAAAATCAAATACTTTATCTAAAATCTGTTTTGATTTATTTTTTGTTTCGTTTCTTAACAACTTTTTTCTTTTTCTTAACAATGTAGCCTCCATCTTTTGCTCTGTAGCTCGATACTTGAGTTCCTCCAAGTTGTTTTCTTATTTTAGAAGCGTCGCCAACTGTTACACCGGGTTTTTTCCCGTATTTTTGCTTTAAAAGCTTCATTATTCGTTTACTTAGAGCCATCACGTCCTCTTTGACCTGCTAAAGTTACTTCTGCTCGTAGATCTGATTGATCTTCTTGGCTTTGTAGCTTTTCTTTGTCCATTTTATCTTTTTGATCAAGCTTGTCACCCTCAAAATTCAATTTTTCAACATCTAAGTCTAATTTTTGTTCTGCGAGTTCTTTATTTTGTTGAATTTCTTGTGAACGAAGATTAATTTCTTGTTGTTTTAAGTCAATTAATGGATCTTGTTCTTTTTGACCAAGGTATTCTTGTTCTTCCGCTACCAAAGCTTCAGTTAATTCTACAATCTTCTCTGCAATTTCTGTTTCGTTTTGCATTTGAAATTGTTGCATGAGTTCTGGCGGTACTTGTCCACCAAATTGTGCTGCTTGCTCTTCCATTGCTTGTGCATTTTTCTCTGTTATTTCTTCTCTTGCCATTAATGCAACGTGTTCAGAAATATGTGCTTGTAATATTCCCATTGTTGGTGGATTATTTGCCACTAAAAATGAACTCATAAAGGCTTGATGCGCTTTTATGTGAGCCATATGATTTTGTCCTTGAAATGCTTGTAGCTTTATCATTTGTAATGATTTAGAATTTTCCATTCCGGGATCTTCTGGTTGCGGTTGTTGAGGAGGAGGAAGTAACATGTCAATATCTCTTACACCAAGTGCTTCATACATACGTCTGTACGCTTCATGCATGTTATGCATTTGCGGATTTGATGTAGCCATTTGCATTTGTGTTTGCGCTAGAGTAACGCGCTGAGCCATAGAGAAAATATTCGGATCAGAAACAGGTAGTATGTCAACCCGTTCATCAAAATCTTGTTGTTTAATAATACGATTGCCACCACGAACAGCATAAGGGTACTCAGCCGGTAAGCTTTCTGCAAGGACTCTTGATAGTAATTTAAATTCAACTTTTTGTGCGTAATGTAATCGTTTATGAATAGCGTTCATCACTTTCGTGCCGCGTTCCATGATTGCCATTGTTGTGCCTACAGGATTTGCTTGTGAGCCTTCGCCCATTTTGTTATCAGCAATAGCAGCAAACTTTCTGCCTGCATCAACAACAAACCCTAGTAGTTGGAAAAGAGTTCCACTTGGTTCTTTGTAAGGTATCAACATCAAGGATTCGCGGATCGCGCCTCCCGGTGCATCTACATCCCGGAACTCTCCGGGTTGGAGCGGTTGATCATCGTCTCGAACACGCAGCCCTCTTGCTTTAAAGCCAGCAGGGAGGTTGGACAACGTACCTGCATCAATGAGTTGACGGAGTGCTGATGTAGCAGTTCTGGAGAGACCGCCGAGCATGTGGATAAGACCAAAGCCATAAAAACCAAGGCCGGGTAAAAACTTATAGTGAACAAAGTATTGTATCTTTTTTCTGAGAGGATCGCCTTCTTTGTAGTTTCGATATACGGCCAAAACTTCTCCCGATCCTTCGTCAACAGTAACAACATAAGGTAGCTTAATACCAGTAGGTTCTCCTGTTTGCGAGTCTTTATCTTCGAAACCGGGTATGTCCAAATCGCAATGAAACTCTAAGAGTACTATGTCCTCTGCATTTTGCGGAGTTGTAATACCATCAAGTTCATCGTACTTTTCTTGTGCATCGTTTTTATCAACTTGTGACATCGTCACATCAATATCACGGTACATTCCGCTTACTTGTTTTTTACGTAATTCATTACCCATTGTTTTGACAACATGTGTAACACGTTCGCAAGATTCCATATCCGTTGAAACATATGGCATTACCACATCTTCTGCTGGAACAAACTTTGATACTGCTCTGCCTCTTACAGCGTCGTAATAAACTTTTTTAAAGGCACTACCCGCTAGTGGTAAATGAAAAAGCATTTGATCAAGTTCTTGATCATACTCTTCCATCTCATAACTAATTTGATAGTTCATGAACTCTTTCACACGTTGTGATTGTTGTTCAATCTCTGGTGTTATCTCACCCACTATTTGTGTGCGGATAGGACCTTCGGGAGGTAGTAACTCTTTATAAGCTTGCGCTTGAAACTGTGTAACTGTCTCTGCTAGTAACGGATGTGTAACACCTGTTGCACCAGCAAATGGTTTTGATCTGTCTTCGTATTTAAATCCTAGTAAGTCTAATCCGTCTGTGTATGTTTTTAACCAATCAGCTCTTGCGTCTTTATCATATTCGTAATCACTCATCAGACTTCCTGCAAGTGACTCTAATTCATCTGTTGGTATTAGTTCTGCTAAGTTAGCATTGAAAGCACCTTCCATAGATGTATCTTCCATTGGATTGACGATTGCTGATCCATCATCGAGCATTAAAGCATCACCTTCCCCAATAGGTCCAGATATTTCTACTGATGAGTTTGGTTCTATTTCTAAATCAATGTCTTCGTTTACTTTTTCTATAGCCATTATTTACTTCCAATATATTTATTGTGTAGGTTATCTATTTCAGAAGAATTCATATCTTCCATTTTATCTATTAAGTCTAAAGGGAGAATTTGTTGAAGCTCAAGTTTTTTTATTAAAGTTCCTAATTCATCTACAGAGCCGCCAAAACTCATACCAATTGGTTTAGTTAAATCTTCTATGGTTGCTATACCACCTTCATTCATCTTTCGTAAATCTATTTCTGATATAGGACTTTGTAAGTACTCGTCCATTGCCATAAACTCATCACGTTTAAGATCAAAGTAGTTTTGTCTTTTAAGAGAATCTTTTGCGTCTGCCATTATCTTACTCTACTAAATCCAACGTTTCTATTTAACTTTGGATCAGATGTTTGACCCATCATTACACCTATTTTATCAAGTAAACCAGTTATACCTTTACTCATAGTAGGAGTTAATTCGTCTTTCATTGTTTGATTTACTGAAGGTACCATAGCCATCAACTGACGAATTATTTTATTAATATTTGTTTCTGATGTATCACCTTGTTGTTGTGCTATTTTTAAAGCTACTGATGTAACATCTGGTTGCACCATTCTTTTATTTTCATCGTCTCTCATGGAATCTTTTAACATCTCCATACGATTTTCAAAGCCACCTTCTGCATAACCGATTGGCTTTATCATTTCATTTATATTCATCATTCCTCCTTTGTTATAAGTTAATGGTTGTGCGTCTTGGTTACCCGGCATTATACTTAATAACTCTGGATTTTGTTCTAGCATATCCATTGCTAGTTCTTGCATCATTCCCATTGGACTTGCAGTTTTAATTCCTTTTACAACATTTTTAAATAATTCTAAAATTTGTTTTTTCGGTATGTTTTTATATACCTTTTGCATTGTATCAACAAAGTATTTTCTTTGTTCTTTTACCGTTTTAAAAAGTTTCTCTGCTCTTTTTTGTACCTTTGTTCCGTCACTCCATATCTTTTCGTTTTCTGGTGCGCCAAGAGCTCCGGGTCTTTTACCACCCATTCCTACTTCTACTGTTCCTTTTTTAGTTAATACTTCTGACGGCTTAGAACTGATTACATTTTTGTATCGTAGTTCTGGTTTACCTGCGTCTTTAAGAAGTTTATTTAAGTAATTAGTTTTACTTCGTTGATTACTTAAACTAACTCCTGCTTTTCTTAGTTGGCTACTGAACTCAGCCTTTGAAAGATTTAGTTCTTTTAAAGCATTGTTAAATGCTTCAGTGTCTAATCTTATTGAAGGTGTAATATCAAATATGCCCATATTTATTTTTCCATCGC